GGGCTTTCCGTTGACTCAAAAAATTTTAAGAAACAACGGAGTCAAATCAAATGTATGCAATAACATAGAAAAAGATGGTAAAAAAATTGGCTTATTCCGCAGTATTGAAAACGAAAAAGTATTTGTGCGTTTTCAGTTGTATGATTCGAGAAAAGTATTTAAATACGTTCACGAACTTCAAAACTATCTTAATCTAATGGGTCTTGACGATGAAATAAAAATTGAATGATGAAAGTAATATCTATAATCTGTTGCATTATCGCAGTATTGGAAGCGTTAATCGGTCTGGCTGAAATGTTCTTCTCTTGCGTGATGGAGCACGGGCAGGAAAAGCGAATCGCAATAAAGACAATTTTAGTAGTAACATTGTCGTTGGCGGCCGCTTATGCAACCGCCAGCGGTTTAAAATAAAAACACATGAAATCAAGGCAAGCAAAGAAAATAATCAAGATGATTTATGGTACTCCTTACGATACAATTAGTTTTAAATGGTTTGTAAGGGGAATGAAATGGTTGGACGCGTCCCGACAGTTTCAGATAAGCAAAGCCTATAACTATTACTCGAAAGGAGCAAGAAAGGGCAAGGTCAAATCTTACGACTTTGATTAAAGTGGCGTGAAATGATAGTGCACAGATTCATGAGTGAGGGGGAATACCGCAAACTGATAGGCGGCAAGGCACTCTACAATAACACTTCCCACAAAAGTAAACGGTACAGAACAACGTCCGTAGGCTTTTGTTTCTTCCGTGAAGAACCCGACGAAGCGATACATTGGTTGAGCGGAGTGGTGGATGTTGACTGGTGCGTGACGATGGAGGTATCAGATGACTTCTTGGTCAAGTCCGTAGGAATGTACGCTGACAACAGTCGATGCGATATTCGCAAGACGCTGGAGGTCGGCATGAAGATTCCTATGGTAAGGAAGGAGGAGTACTGCCGCTGCCGTTACTCTCTTGCGGATGTGAAGTTTCTTGGAGCCACGCAGAAGTATCGGAATGAATATCCGTCAAGAAAGGAACAGAGGCGGATAACGAAAGAGTTTTTAAGAAACGGAAAAATCTAAACTAAAAAGAAATGACAGAAGAATACACAATGTTAATAGAGTGTGCCGATAACGGCATGATTGTTCGTGATGATGACGGAGTTGAAGTAATCGAGGACGAACACAATGTAGACGATGCGGACAGAGCTAATTTAAAAGCCAGATTGGGCGAGAGATTCTTATGTGAGATTGAGCATTACATGAATCAGAATTGCGAGAATACCGCAAAAGTAACAATCAAGATAGAAAAGGATGGAACAGATGAACAACGGCAAGAAGAATGACCGCCAAGACGGGAAACTCATGTGGGAACTGCTTCCGCTCCCACTTTTGGAGGAAGTCGTAAAGGTCTATACGGCCGGAGCGCAGAAGTACGGAGCGAACCAGTGGCAGAATCTTGACGACGGTTATCAGCGGTACAAGGCGGCATTGTTGCGGCACTTGGTGGAATACGAAAAAGGCAATCCTACGGATGCGGACACCGGATGCTTGCACCTCGCCCAAGTGGTATGGAACGCTATCGCTATGCTGCATTTCTCACTAAGAGATAAACGGTAAAAGAGATATACCCCCATGCGGCGCGAAACGGTATTGGCCGCATGGGGGTATTGTCGTCTCTTCAGCTCTTCTTTTGGCTTTCGTGCAATGAATCATTTTCATTCTGTTGCGTTCAATGGTCGCCGTCCAGCCTGAAGACACTGAACCGCTAACATGTCAGGCTCTTCACGGCCTCGTCGATCCTCGTCTGCAGGAGCCGTGTGTTGGAATAGAACTCACACAGCGTCTTCAGGGCGTACAGCCCCATGCCTTCCTTGCCCGTCAAGCCATCGGACTGTTTCAGGTAGTCGCTCACGTCCACTATCGCGTCTTCCCCGTGCAGGTTTGACTCTATCTCTTGAAGCTCTTCCAATATCTCCTTATATATTATCGTCTGGTTCTCTTCTCTTTTGTTTGTATTCAAGTCGTTCATGGTCATTCGTTTTTTTTGATTACACTTTTTCATTCATTCTCTTCTGTCCGGATTATACGGCAGAGGCTTTCCCCTTTTCTGTTTCCCCCTTAATCTGTCTTATTGCTTCCCTTACGTTCCAGTCGTTCTCGTAGAGGGCGATGATGAACCGTCTTCCTTTCTGCGTCCATACGGTGTAGGTGTTCGTGCACCGGCTGTTGTCCGAGCGCGTGAATACCTGTGTGCGCACGGCGTGCAGGTTCCATGTGGAGTAGGGGGATTTGAGCAGCCACTGCCCGGACTGTGAGTAAAGTACACCGCAATCCCTCAGCTTCCTGTTCAGCTTGTTTGCGTCAAGCGCAATCTCCTTAGCTATTTGGGTAGTGGTAAGCGTGTTCACCGACTGGAGGTGCTCGTCATAGTAGGTCACTTTCGGAGCGGCTTTCCGCAGCTCCGTGGTCTGGGCGGCGATCGCTTCATCTTTCATTTCAAGCATCCGCTGCTGCTCTTCTATCTGTTCCTGCTGCTGTACGGCGAGCAACAGGGCTTCCTTGAAAGTATGAGGCACTTGACAGTCTCCGTTCCTTTCCTTTGTTTCTAGTTCTTCCCAACGGTCAATGATGCGTTCACGAAGTTTTGCATCATATCCGCTAGCAAGTATCAGGCAACCTTTCTTGGTGAGTTGGTAGCAAGGTACTTCTTTGTAGCCGCCTTTCGGTTGTGGCTGCTTGTAGGATGACAACTCAAAGTTGAGTTGTGATACTCCCTGCCCTAAAAGATTGCGAATATCGCGTATTACATTGTAATGCTGCTTACCTGTAATCTCCGCAATTACAAGAGAACTCATTCTGTCCGTTTCGTGGACTGACGCAAAATCCAAGCTACTGTTGTTTGCTTGGATTTGATTGACGGTTTTATTAAGCATAAATAAAAAAAAGGTATATTGCCTTTCCCGCTGCTTAACACATTCCGTCAATGCTGACATTCCATTACAGTTTGTCACGGGGGTACAATATACCTAATACCATATAAGTTTTACAAGCATAAAAAATGCCTGCATCGTTATGCAAGCCCAGCTCGCATTGTCGGATTTAAAATGTTAAGCGCAACAAATATATAGCCTTTTTCCGTAACGGCAAAGGAAATTAATGTTTTATTTGCGATTACGTATAAATAGGCTATATTTGCATACATTATGAAAAAGGAATTAGGTAAGTGGCTGATGGATATAGCCAAGTATATCACTACCGCTGTTGTGCTATCCTCAATTTTCGGGGATGTACAAGAAAGATGGGTGATATATTTGGGAGGTTCACTGTCAATAGTAGTAACCCTCTTGGCGGGCCTTTGGCTTGTTAAGGATAAGGAGAAAGGAGAATGATATGGGAGCGTTGGTAATGTTCGGGCTTGTTTCGGCTATAGCCATTGTCGGTGTGGTTTATTTTAACTATCAGGACAAAAAGCACAAACAAGTAAATAATTAGTGATTGTATAGATGGGGTGTCCATTACGGATGCCCCGTTTTTTTATGCGGTTCCGTCAGTCCTTGTGTTCCGCTGTGAGCCGTAATTGAGAAGCCGAAGAAAAAAACAAATCCCCGACAGTTTTTGTATCGGGGATTTACGGAAGCGAACAAGGACAGCGTTTATAAATTTATAGCCAATAAATCTTCACCGAGTTTGTGAAGTGCTGTTGGATGATGGAATTTTTTCTGCCGTCAAAAGAAAAAATCACCCTACCTCAGCTTTCCCGTAGCCCGATATTCCACTAGAGCGGTGATCCCGTGCAGTGTCTCTATGTCCGTCATTTCCGTATAGATTACGAAGCGGTAATACTTTACGGACACCTGCCACAATGAGCTTATACGGTAATACCTCATTCCGTCGTTGGATCCGAACACGGCGATGCGCCATTTTGAACGCCCGTCGGTACGGTAATGGCGCAGCCGTATCCGGCACAGCATCTTCATGGCGAGAGGGTCGTCAAACGTGATGGGGCGTGTAATGACTATCCCTTTCCGTCTGTCGTCAGAAGTATACAGTTGCATGGAGTGCAGTTCCTGGCCTATCTGTATGATGGTGTTCGGGAAATCCGCTACGGTAATATCCGTCTTGTAGCCTACATAAGTGGAATATTCTCCCGATTGGAACGAGTACACGTAATGTTTTCCGTTATCGGAGTTTGGGTATATATGCAGCAGTGAATGGGCGTAGTCGTATGCCATGCGGCACGTGCTTAACATTTCGGTGAACCGTTCCGTGTCAGGCACGAGCAGTGAGGCGTATCCGGGTTCAATGTCGAATGTACCCTCATCAATGTTGTGTCCGTCCATTGCTGCGGACAGCAGGGTTACTTCCGAGCCTTGGATTAGCTTCAGTCCTCTTTCAGTCGTGAAAACTACGGCTGAATCTATCTGTGTGATGGAAGACGGGTTGTTGCACACGTCACGGCTCACCGGATGGGCTGTCGAATACAGTCCTGCGGAACCGACGGAAAGCGACCAGATGCCGTCCGACGAGAACACATACAGAGGGAATTGCCCGAACTGTCCTTGCGATAATGCCGTGGTCGCTGAAGCTATGCCTTTTATGTCTCCGGTGCCTACTGTCGTCACGCCGTTCAGGTTGAACGTGAAAGGGTTGTTCGCCTCTGACACGTACAGCTTGTTCGGGTACAGGAATGAGCTGTCCGCGTTGTTTATGAGTTCCGTCATCCGCTGTATGTTTTCGGTGCTGGGCGTACCGATGTAGCCGTACGCTCCGTTAAGGGCTTTGTGCTCGGAAAGACCCACTACATGGTATTCGGCCTTGTTCTCTCCGGTTTCGAGTGTGAGTGAAGCGAATACGAGATACTTCGCGCTCGGGTTGGGATAGAAAACGAATGTCCCCTTGTCTATTCTGAAAGTAGGCGTCCCTTCTATGGAAAGAGGAACGGCCACGTTCTTCCTGCCGCTCTCTATTATGACATAAGCGTCTCTGTATACGGCTGGAACTTTATAGACCGGGCTTCCCAGTAATTTGTAGCCGTTAACGTACGGGAACATTGACATGAACGGATACGACCGTGGCACGGCGTGTACATTCGCCAGATGCAGTCTCCCGTTGTAAACATAGGAGCATTCTGGCAGCAGTGTTTCCGATGGTTGCCCGTCGGCTTTCAGTAGAGGTTGCGTGGCGAGGGCGTCAAGCACCCCGTCTTCCGGAAGTATGGCGTTGTCGTTTCCGTCAAGCTTGTCTATCCCTATGGAGTATATGCGGTAGAAAGGCAGCGTCTTTTCTCCATCGTCCGGGTACTGAATGACGGGGTGGAAAGTGGCGAGACCGCCACTTGATGAAGACGTGACGGTATGGAACATGGTGTAGTCGTTCACGTCACGTGTCGTTAATTTGCGGTAAATCTCCTTTTTCGTGACGGAATCCTTTTCACCGAATGACGCTACCGCCCCTATCTCATTCGTGACACCGTATGAAACCATGTCAGTCTCGTTGTATTCCAGCAGCGAGGTGCAGCTCTTCTCTTCGTCTATATACGATAAAGGGGGAGTTACGTACACGTCAATGTGCGTAATGAGGTCTTTCCACTGTTCCAGAGATTGCCTTACCGCATCGTAATTGACAAGCTGATACCATAACGCGCCCGAAAGCACCGCCCGCTTGTCAAAATCCGCTTGATAGTACGCCCCGTCGCTGTTCTGTTTTAAGCGGACGTAAGCGAGCAGGTTGACGGGGTATCCGATCTCCATCTTGACGGGGGGCGATAGGATGAATGAACTCCCGTCATACATCCGGTAAGCGTACCTGACGAAAAAAGGGTGATGGAATCTGCCGGCTTTCCTCTGCTCGGCGAGTATGGGGTTGAAGTAGGCGAAAAGGCTCTCCCTGACGGCTTGTGCGGCGTTTGCGGTAAAGGATATGCCTTGCCGTAAGGGTCCGGACGACTGGGTGAAAGCGTCGAACGTAACGGACGGGCGTGCGGTCCCGTCATCCTTTCTTATCTGCGCTTTCATCTTGAATGAGATGTTCGGAACCGGAGGCTGTCCGTCCATCGGTACGTATTCGTTGGCTCGGAATATGGCGTATTTCGCTTGTTTGTCCGTAAATATGCACAGCGTGTTCCCTACCGCGCTTATACTTTTGAGCGTGCCTGAAATTTCCGTTACCAATTCCGGCGTTTCCTTGCCTTTCTCCGTCCAGAATATAGAGCTGCCGCACAGGGTGACGTAATGTTTTAGTCCGCTGTTGGAGTGCACCATTATCAGCTTATGCCCTTCCGGCAGCCTTACGCCCATGTCAAGAGGCGGCTGTAAGTTCACCAGTTCCCCCTCTGCCGGAATGAGGTTGACGCATTCTGACAGTTCCCCTTCGTTGGCTGTTGACGGAGAACGGTGTATTCCGTATGACAATTGTATGTTTCTCATTTCTGTTATAAGCGTTGGCGGCTCTTTGCCGCGTGTTATGACGGGATTCCGTCAATCCTTGTATTTTGCTCTGAGGCGCAGCAGTTCTATGGCCGAATTGCTTCCGTCTTCCCCCTCAAACTTGATAGCGCTGACTTTTGGTACGACGAACTCTACCAGTTTAATGAAAAGGGCGCACTTCGGTTTGGGCGGCAGCCTGTCGAACGCTTCCACGAAGTCGTCGAACTTGTTGCCCACCATTTCCGCTATGCGCTCTTTTATTTCCGTATTGCGGTTCTTTACTCCTTTTTTCCTTCCGCCCATTTTGGCTTGTCCTTTCTCAAATGGCATATCGTTTTTTTTGTGTGTTATAGTCTGAACGTGACGCCCTCTATGTCGCACGCCCTTGCTTCGTCAATAATCGAGTCCAATGCTTTTTCAGCGTCTGCCGCATGCTGTCCTGCCATTTCCGGCAATGTCATCATGTACCATTTTGAAAGTACGCTCTCCACCACATAGAGGTGCATCAGTGACGCCAGCCTTTCCGCGCTCCCTTGCCAGCCGTCCTCCATCATGAGGTGCACCGTCCATTCGTCCTTGCTTTCGCACTCGTTGGTTTGCATCCTGGAGCGGTGTACCGTATAGGCTCCCAAGACCTTTTTTATGGCGTTTACGGCTTCGCTTACGCTCCTTGTCATCCATTCGTCGTTTTCCTCATCGGTCTGCATCTCGAATCTGGTCCTGTCTTCCTCTCTCGTCTGCGCGCTTTTCCATGTGGCGTAGTCTATGCTGTATTTCAGCTCGTCATGCAGCAGGCGTATCACTGTTTCCTTTCCGTCTGTCTCGCAATGGAATTTTTTCCCGTTCGGTCTCATCTTGTCTCTATTTCAATGGTGTCGGTATATCGGGTCTCTTTCACTCTTTTTTTGGGAGGCAGCTTTCTCATGACGCTCTTTTGGCACAGTGAAGACATTTCCGCATACATGTTAGTGTACCATTCGGTACGGTTGCTCTTTCTTCCGTCCAGCCAGCATGACATGGCGTAGCACTTTAGAGCGTCCGTCATGTTTTCGGCGAGATGCTTATCGGCGTTCCATCTTGTCTCTTCTGTCCTTAATTCCCATTCAAAGCCGTCTTCCGTGTATGAAGATCCCGAAATCATCCTTTCCAGCATATCTTCAAGACGGTGCGCGCCCTCCTGTATGTAACCCAATACCAGAGGGCGGTCCTGTTCCGTGATTTTCACGACATGATAAAGGCTTTCCCCGTCTTCGGAGTAATAGTCCCTTCCTTCAAATTGTGACAGCATCACGCATTGTTCCATAATGTCGGAATATTTCTGTTTGTATGTCATGGCCTTTTTATTGCTTTCGTGGCAAAAGTAAAGGCAATGTGGCTTCCTTTTGTCTAATTTGAATTAAACTGTCAATTCCCCCTTTCCTTTCTCCGTTTCTTTGTCGTAAAAGATTTTAGCGATGAAGAGATTAATACCCAAATCGAGGTTCCGTAACCGTGATACCACAGCCGACAGCGTAGGGTACCGTGTGAAAATATCATCGGATAATGGAAAGACTAACATCCCTTTGTTGAACAGATGCCGTTCGTGCTGGATGAATCTTGAAGAATTCCGCGGCACCAGATTACGTAACCTTCGTTACGTGTTCGGCGACCAATGGGGCGACATCGTGAAGGACAAGGACGGGAAATACGTCCGCGAGCGAGACCGGATAGCTCGCCGCACGGGTAACGTGGTGCTTCAGAACAACCATCTGATAAAGATAGTGAACACGCTTGTCGGGCTTTACGCCAAAACGTCCACGCTCCCCGTGTGCTTCGCTCGGCAGAAGGATTCTGACCGTAAATCGCAGATGATGACCAATGCGCTGCAAACAAATTGGGAGAATAACCTGATGAAAGATCTGCTCATCTCGGAAATGACGGAAATGATATGTGGCGGTGCCTCGATAGTGAGTGAGGAGTGGGCCTCGCGCGGTGGGACGGAAGACAGCTATACGTATCCGGTAGACCCGTCATTCTTCTTTTTCGAGAGCAAGACTAACGACCCCAGGCATTGGGACGATTCCCTGGTCGGTGAGATCCGCGATTATACGCTTGGCGAGCTTGCGGCCGTGCTCGCCGATTCTGAATATGATTACAGGCAGCTTGAGGAGATATACGGGCCGTACATCAACAGGGGCAATTTCATGACGGACGGAAATTCGGAATCCAAGGACAGCCTTTCTTTCGATTTCCCCTCATCTGTCGCCCCGTGCCGTACATACCACGTGTGGACTCTCGAAAACAGACCTCGCTACCGGTGCGTGGATATGATGGACTTCGACGACCCGGTATTCAGGATTGAGGTGTCTGACTTGCCGGAAATAAAGCGCAGGAACGAGGACAGAAGACAGCAGGCCATGGAGCAGGGAATACCGGAAAATGAAGTGCCGTACATAGAATACAGGTATATCATAGACCAGTATTGGCATTTTCAAATGCTGGCGCCGGACGGTAGGGTGCTGACCGAATATGACACGCCTTACGAGCACAAGTCTCATCCGTACACGTACAAGCTGTATTATTTCATCAACGGGCATGTAATACCCTATATATCCGTGGTCATAGACCAGCAGCGTTACATCAACCGTCTCATAACGTTGCACGACCTTGCCGTAAATTCTTCGGTAAAGGGCGTGAAGATGATACCGAAAGACTGCGTGCCGGACAATATGACGGAACGCAGGTTCGCGGAAAAGTTCGTGGAGATAGGGGATTTCATTTTCTATACTCCGTCAAAGAGCGGTAACAAGCCGGAAATCATCACGACCAATTCCACCAACATAGGGACAGCTGAACTTTTGCAGATAGAGCTGGGCTTCATGAACGACATAACGTCGGTTTCCGAATCCCTTCAGGGCAAGGCTCCGGGCAATGGAGTGTCGGCAGACCGTTACGCCATGGAGACCCAGAACAGTACCACTTCCATTTCCGGGCTTATATCCAAGTTCTCGGTGTTTGAGGGCGAGGTGGCGAGGAAGAAGATGAAGACGATACACCAATACTACACCTCTCCTAGGAACATCTCTCTGGAGCATTCGGCTGGATATGCGGAATATCAGGAGTACGACCCGAAAGAGGTTCAGGATATTGACTTCAAGGTTTCCATCAAGGAAAGCGCGGAATCCCCCGTGAACCGCATGATGAACAACGAACTGTTCAAGCTTATGTGGCAAGCCGGACAGCTGTCAGCCGAGCAGCTGCTTACCTATGGCTATTTCCCGGGTACGGAGGGGCTGTTGCAGTCACTCAAATCCGCGCGCGAGCAGGCTGAAGAAACCGGAGAGCTGCGGTCTATACCGCAAGAACTGATTGACAAGGCGGCCGAGGGCACGAATCCGCAGACCCTGCAAATGCTGCAGCAGGCTCTTGCGTCATAGGCGATTATTAACCCGTTAAAAATATGTTATGACATGAGAATCGTAAGAAACAAACTTGTTCCATTACCGGGATTCAGGTTCGTCAATCTTTTCGGCGTGCTGTTTACCAGAGACGCTGATGCGATAACGAACATAGAGCTTAACCATGAGACCATTCATACTATGCAGATGAAAGAAATGCTGTATGTGTTTTTCTATCTGTGGTATATGGCCGAATGGCTTGTCAGGCTGTTGCGGTATCACGACCGTATGAAGGCGTACCGCAACATGTCATTTGAGAGAGAGGCGTACGAATGCCAGTACATCTGCGCTTATCATACGATACGCAAACCCTTTGCATGGCTGAAATGGTTACGTTCGAGCAGATAGTGAGCCTTTCAGGGAGTTTGGTCGCCACGGTTCTTATACCTCTGGTGACGGCGTTCATGTTCTATGATTCACGGAAGCGGAAAGCCGAAGCCGAAGCCCGGCAGGCGGAAACGGAAAACATAACTTCTTACGCCTCGGAATGGAAGAAGAATTATGAAGAGGAGAAAGAAGAAAAGGCGAAGCTCAATGAAAAGATTGACCAGCTCTATGTCGAGAAGGAATCAGACAGGAAACGCATCCGTGAACTGATGCAGAGGAATCAGGAACTGGAATTGAAGAACCAGGCGCTGGAGTTTCGCAAGTGCGAGAAAAGAGGGTGCAGGGATCGCGTACCCCCAAGTGATTTTTAAACGTTTAAACAATGATGGTATATGGCGAACAGTAATAAACAGCTTCCGCGCGGACTGCGCAATAACAACCCGGGGAATATCCGCCGGAGTAAGGACAAATGGGTCGGACTGAAATACGTGCAGGAGGATCCCGATTTCTTTCAGTTCAGGGAAATGTCGTATGGGTATCGTGCCATGCTGACGATACTCCGTAAATACCGGAAGAAGTATGGCGACAGAACGGTAGCCGACATGATACGTAGATGGGCGCCGGTAACGGAAAACGATACGGCGGCATACGTCAGGACCGTATGTTCCCGTCTCCAAGTGCCCAAGGACTTTGAGATAGACGTCGATGACAGGGACAGCATGTGCGCGCTTGCCGGAGCGATGAGTTTAGTGGAGAATGGGCGTGAGGCAGACATGGAGGACATCCGCAAGGGATGGAATATGCTATGAGAATGGTTCTTTTCTTGTTTGTGGCTCTTGTATGCGTGGCTTGCAGGACAACGGAGAAAGTGTATGTTCCCGTAGAGACGGTCAGTACCGAATACCGTAATGTCTTGCGGATTGACAGTATCCATGTTCACGATAGCGTGCTTGTCGTCATTAAAGGCGACACCGTCTTTCGTGACCGTTGGCATACCGCGTACCGTGACCGTTGGCGTAATGACACCGTACTGAAAGCCGACAGTATTCCCGTGCCCTATCCGGTAGAGCGCAGACTGTCTGAATGGGAACGGATAAAGTTGCGTTACGGAGGCTGTTCGTTGGCGGTCGGGTTTATCACGATACTGATAGTGTTTGGCCGCTTTGTCTATAGGATAAAGAAGAAAGGATGATTCAATGCCTGTTGGGGAATAGAGTGGAAAAGCCCCCAACGTTTCTTGTTCAGTGTCAGCAAATCAAGAAAAAGAAGCACGTAACGGCATCCACGTTGGGGGCGATATCCTTAAACGTGCCGTTGCGTGCTTTTGTTGTGCTTTATTTCAATTGCTGACGATGGCAAAGTTATCAATTAAATTTTTAAAAGCAAATGTGTAAGACTGAAATCTTTGCCGAAATTTTGGATGTCGTGTCGAACGAGACGGAAATACCCACCTCCGTTATCCTCTCTCCATGTAAGAATGCTGATGTGGTAGACGCTCGCCATATAATGGTGTACCTCCTTTCACGCTATGGGTTTTATCCGTCTTCCATAGCGTCTTTCATGCACATTACAAAACGGGCGGTAAACGCGATACTGACCAAGTTCCATGATCGTGAAAAGAACGGGAAAATCCTAAGAATCAATTTGGAAAACGCTAGGAAATTGCTTGGAATGTATTGATTTGCGGTCATGTATATGCTTCGTAGCTTTGTCGTACGGCTAATGTTGGCCGGACAGTTTAATTCTATTAATTATGGATGCGGATAAAATTATCTGTTACGACAGAGGTAACGACAACGCTTTGGCGTATGCCGCTATGGCGAACAAGAACAACGATCCGATGGCGATGGCCGCCATGATGAACGGGGGGATGAACAACTGGAACAACTCCCCATGGATGTACCTTATCTTTTTGGCCCTGTTTGGCGGTAACGGTTTCGGTTTCGGGAATCGTGGAACGGGAGCGGTTCAGGGTGCGGAAATTCAAAACCAAATCCAGTCTTTGCGCTCGCAGATTGCGGACAACCACAACAACGACCTTGCGATGCAGGCCGTTCAGGGAAGTACGGACGCTACAAGACAGTTGGCGCAGACGCTGAATTGTGACTTCAACCAATTGCAGACCGCTGTTTGTGGCGTTCAATCCGCTTTGCAGCAGGTAGGCGGACAGGTCGGATTCAGTGCGGAACGTGTGATTAACGCTGTCAACTTGGGTGATATGAACGTCGTCCAGCAGTTGAAGGACTGCTGCTGCCAGACACAGCAGAACATCATCCGCATGGGGTACGATAACCAGCTTGGGCAAAAGGACATCATGAACGGAATGCAGCAGGGGTTCTCTTACACCAACACCGGGCTTGAGCGCGGCTTCGCTAATATCGGTTTCCAGATGAGCCAGATGGCGTGCGACCTGAAGACGAACGCCAACAGTAACACGCAGCGCATCATCGATACGCTGAACAACCACTGGCAGGAAGACTTGCAGCTAAGGCTGAACCGTGCGGAACTGGAGCTGAGCCAGCAACGGCAGAATGCCACACTGATTGCGGCTCTGAAAACCACCACTACCGCTACGGCGTGAACTGTCAACGGGGGGGGAGGCTTCGGCCTCTTCCCTTTATCGTCTAATTTAAAATCTAAGGATTATGCTGTTTAAGGACATGAAGCCCGGTTATCCGGTCTATTTACTCGACAAGGAAAACATGAAAGCCGCTACTGGCAAAATTGTGAATATAGGTCAACCGCATTTCCCAAGCCCTGCGGGGAATATACCGCAGACCGCGCAGATGTTTGTCGATGTGACTGTTGAATCGGACAAGCAAACTCGTACGTATTCCATCCCTGATACCTTGTCTGTCACTTATGCCGGGGCACTCGTGCTCTCAACCGACAGGGAAGGCATACTTCGTGACGTGGAAGCCATGAAATCACGGAGCGAGGAAGCGTTGAATGAAGTCGGGAGACACCGGAACACCATAGCGGAATGTGATAGGATTTTGGAGGAATGGAACCCGGCTTTTGCGGAAAAGAAGCGTCAGGACGAGAGAATCAGCGGACTTGAAACCGAAGTGAAGGGTTTAGGCTCGATGCTCCGTGAATTTATCGGGGAGTTTAAAAATCAGACTCGTTCTTAGTCCCGTTGTCTGGTGTTTCTGACACCGTTTCTTCACGGACTATTTGGGGACGTGGCATTTCATTATGCACGATGGCGCCTATCATGTCGGACATGATGATGTCGTCATGATTCCCTCTGCCCTGTATGTTGCCGTAAGAGCCGTCGGGTCTCTGTTCGTAGATGGCGGCTTCTTTGTAGAACCTTTCATCGGGGTCGATAAAGTCTCCGTCTTCAAAAGTGGATATGAAATTATCCACCATATCCTGTTTGGTCTTTACGTTGGTCTGATAACCTATCTTTTTATAGATTCCGTTTTTGATGTCTTCCGGGTCTGTAGCCGCACGCATATAGAGATTCTTGTATGTGTCTCCCACCTTTGACAAGATTCCGCGTATGTGGTCTCCCTGCTCTACGAATTCATTGGCTTCCGCTTTCTTCTTGTCGAACGTGTTGCTTTCAAATACCAGCAGCGCGTTCTGGTAATACTTCGCTATCTTAACGGAAAGAGCGGCAAGGAAATCGTAGCGTATATGACCGTGCCATCGTGCTACCACTTGCAGCTTCCCGCCTTTGAACCGCGTAAACCATCTGTCTATTACGGTGATTACGGAATAGTCGGCCTGTACTGAACGTCCGCCGACATCTACCGTAGCCACATATCTGTAGGCGCAAGCCGTACTGTCCGGGTAGTTCCATATGCGTAAAAGGCCGTTTGCGTCAGGAGTAAGCCGCAATTTCCCGTCCTTCCTTGATTCCGATATATTCCCGGTAAAGACCGGAGGCTTTGCGTATTCCTCACGGAACGTGTCGATGAGATATATGTTGAATACGCGGTTCCCCGAAAATTTGAAACACTCCACGTCGTCAGACGGGGCTTCTGAAGCCATTTGTGCATGGTCGTGGAAAGACTTTCTTTTCTTCGCGTACCAATTGATGTGTTCAAGGGTCGCTCCTTTCGCCCATAAGGAGTACAGGTATTCCCCCGATTCGGATGTCTCATCCGGGGCCACGGTGTTAAAGCGGTTTCTTACCAGTTCCTCGGCGAAAGCTCTTTTTTCCGCTTTACCGCCAAACTTTATCATGTCATTCTCTATGTAGAAAAAAGGGATGAATACCGCCTTTCGTGATGATTTTTTATCTTTCGCCAATTGATACTCGTCATAGAAATACCCAGTCATCCCGTTTGCCGTCGATTCGGAGACCTCTATGGTGAGCGGAACTTCAAGGATGTTGGAGTCTATATTCGTTACCACCTGCTCGGCCGATTTCCCGTTGGTGGTTCTCCAGTATGCCACTTCCGAGAAATGGGCCATCGCATAGTCCATACCGCGTGTGGATTCAAAGTTTTCGTATGAGGCTACCGTCACTACATTGTCCCTGACCATTTTGCCGGAAGCGTCCGTTATGACGGAGTCGGAAGACGAATGTTCGTAGGGGGAAAATTTCAAGGCCGGAGTGTTGAATATGAATCCGGGAATCTGCTCCAGTGTCTTTTTGTACATGGCCTTGATGCGTTTGGCCGTATCTTTCGTTTGCGCTATAATGACGGAGTACCACCCCTCTTTCACGAACAGCTGCACCCATGCGATATATAGCTGCACCAATGTCGAGCCTCCCCATTGGCGAGCTTTTAGCAGGATGATCCGTATCGGTTCACCCGACAAGCGTAATTCTTCAAGTATCTCAAGCAATACTCTCTGTGGATAGTTTAATTTAAAGGGAATGTTTCCGCCTCCTTTTTTTGCTTTTATCTCGAAAACCGTAATGAAAGCGAAGGACGGGTCACGTGCGGCCCTTGTACGGAACAGCTCGTTTATGATGTCTTCTTCCGTAAATCCATATCCGGGATTCACTTCATTGTAATGTTTTGTCAAAGCGGACACCGTTCCGTGTTTGCGCAGGTCTTTGTATAACGGGTTGTTCCATACTTCTTCCGTTAGCCATTGTCTGCGTATGGGATAGTCTGTAACCGCCAATTCCCGTTTATGACCGGGCATACCCTCTCCGGTCAGCTGGTCATGCCGTCCGAATATGTCTTGCAGTCTCCGTTCATTCTCCGCAAGAATTTCCGTTACTTCTCTTTTATCTTCTTCGGTTTGGCATGAACGCATATATCAGGTAGCTTATGATGAAACAAATGGTGTGGATGCGCCAGTTGACATAGGGGACGGGGATAAAGACGAGGTTGGCCAGAACCAATGGCCATATCGGTTTCTTCCACGCGTGGTAGTGTCTCGCAAAGCAAGCCATAAGAAAGCCGGACAGTCCGCAAGTTGGGACGGATAGGTGGACGAACGGTATGAACGTAACGGCGAAAGACACCAGGAAAGCGATGGCGCAGGTCTTTATTCTCGGACGGAACCTGTACAGCGCTATCAGGTTAGCGGCAAGATGGAAAATGTTTGAGTGGGTAAAAATATAGAACATCCTTTGGTTCAGTTCCGAATTGGGCGACAAAAGCACGTCAATATGGAAAGCGTAAAAGCATATACTTGTTATGGATATTAGGATTGACGGTAAAAGTGTCTTTATTTTATTGCTTGTGTTCATCCCTTATCATCTTGTATATTACGGCTGTCGCCCGTGAAAATGAAAGATAGAATTCCGGTGCCGGTTGTTGGACGGCGAACGACACGATGAAAAACACGGAACAGTTACGGAATGCCGGCTTCGCTTCCAATTCTTTGTAAATGGAGTATATGTTTTCTATCATTCGTCGTCTGATGGAGCGTGTGTGCGCCATAGGCTTTCCGCGCTTCAATCGTAGTATTTCCCTGTATGCCTGTAAATTGGAAATCCAAAATCGGGATGTCTGAGTCTTTATCGCCGCTTTTATCGCTTCATGGTGCGAGCGTATGCTGCGGTCTCTCATGTGTTCCCTGTAGGCGATGTACAGTTCCTTGTCTCTTGATGGAATAAAGTCGATGCTGTTGCTCATGTCGGAGGAGATTGGTTATACGCAAAGTTAAGGAATAGGGATGTTAGTTTGACAAAGTTATGGCGTATCGTATATAATATATTTATCAAAGTAACAAAACGCCTTGTTGCGTTGTCCTTTCTTTGCATAAACAGAAACAGCGATATTTATGGCAGAAAAAGTGAAATCAAAAAAAGACACGTTTAGAGAGCGTTTCTCAAAGCGTTATCCGGATCTGGATATGGATGACGAAGAAGCGTACTACGGGCAGGCCGGTACCATGATGGATGAATACGAAGGCTACGAAAGCAACGCCAAGAAATTGCGTGACCGTATGGATGAAAGCCCGTTTTTCGCGGAAATGATAGCGGCCGCGCGTGACAAGGACGGATTCGACCCTTTGGTATGGATGGTAGAACAAAAAGGCCTTGACCTTGACGCCTTGAGAGACGACCCGGATTACGTGAAGAAATTGGGCGAGGCTCGCGAGAAGCATTTGCGGACAATGGCGGCGCAGGCTGACATCGACAAGCAAGTGGAAACGAACATGCCGAAAACCATTGAAGCCATTAAGCGAAAGCAGCTGGAGCTTGGGCTTACGGATGAGCAAACGGACGAAGTGGTGGCACAGCTGTATAGGGTTATGGATGATTTGATAGTGGGGAAAATCAGCCCGGAACAGTTTGAGGCGCAGGCTAAGGCGATGAACTATGACAAAGACGTGCGGACAGCTCATGACGAAGGTGTGGCTCAAGGGCTGCAGACAAAGGTCGATGACAAACTCCGTTCTTTGGAGAACAGTCAGGAACGGCCGGGTGGCAGACAGATGCCCATGCAGGAAAGAAAACCGAAGAACAAACTGAATAATCCATTCTTGGCGGATGAGTGATAATGACAAACCGCAACCAGTATTGGCTGAGCTTGGGGAAGACGAAGACCCGAACGGCGGCACACCCATGCAGGGCACCGTGCCTGACCGCACGCGGCACGGAATGGTGCGGTACGGATATGGCGCAAGCGGTTCGGTGCTGACGCAAAGCGGACTTGAAAACAACGATTGATAATCCTTATAAAACAAAAAAAGACAATGAGAAAGATTTTTAAGAGCAAGAGTTTTTGGAGCGGTTTGCTCCTGTTGGTACTGGCTGTCTTGGTAGGAGGGCCTACGGCTATGGCTGTCACCCCCGGGGAAAACGGAAGCGATACTGACCCGAATTCCGGAAAACCGTTGGAGGGAGCCACTCCCGATGATATCGGCAAAGGTATTGACCAGCAAGGTCACGCCGCGAGCGGTTCGGTAATCACCCAAGCCGGGCAGGAAGACAATCAGGTGGATGAGTACGTAACGATGTTCCGTGCGTTCCGCTATCCTATGCACACCGACTTTTTGAAGAGCGCGAAACAGGTCAAGGTCAATACCAAAGAACCTTTGCACTACAATATGGGTGAAGCGATCATGGAATGTAGAACCAAGTCGAAACTTACAAACACGTCCAAAGACCATGAGGTGAAATTGCCTTTGTTCGGTAACGACCAGAAACTTTTCCCCGAATGTGCCACCGTGATGGTCGAGGGCGTTAAGGGGTCAGACAACGGGCCGCTTATCCTGTATGTGTCAGCCAATGAGAAATCGGCCGGTGTCACTGTCTCGGCGTTGAACGGACCGGAAGAAAGTGGAGAAACTTACGTGCCCGACATTGATGCCGGAACCAAATTGTACGTGCTTGCTCCGGCAATGAGTGAAAGTGAAATTGAAATCACTCCCGACAACTTCTTGCCGGACAAGGAATCGGCATACCTGCAGAAAAAGGTATGTCCTATCACTTGGACTGACTTCTTCGAGCGCATCAACAAGAAGGCCAAGTGGAGCGTTCAGGATTTGAAGGACTTCATTCTTGACAATTTCCGTAAAAAATGCACCCGCTCGATGTTGATCGGCTTCCCGAGCAAGTTTACCAAAACCAACAAGCGTACAGGCGTGGAATATGTATACACGCAGAAAGGCGTACTCCGTCAGTTGCGGTTGGGGTATCAGGTTGGCTCCGTGCTGACTTATGCCGACCTTATCGGCATGACACGCATGCTGTTCTTCAAGTATGCGCAGAGCAACGAGATGGATGTATACTGCGGCTCTAAGTTTATCGAAAAGCTGCTCAACATCGACTTTACCAAGCATAAGGACGTTTCGTTCACTCCAAAGACCGTGCTTGGCATTGACATCTCCGCGTTTGAAAGCACGTTTGGTAAGCTGAATTTCAAAGTTGAGCCGGCTCTTGATGACCTTGGCTATGAGGAATGCGCCATCGCTTTCCCAATGAGCGAAGCCAAGCGCTATTACTACGAAAGCGGCAAGACCGTGACCGTAGACCATGAAAAAGGTGAGGGCGGCGAAGTTCGAGAGGCCAAGAGCCAATACTACATTCAGGATGACTGCTTGATGCTCACCGGCTATTCAAGCATGTTTATCGGTCCGGAAAGTGCGGTTAAGGGCTATAAGATGAACACCCTCGAAAAGATCGTAAAGAGTGTGGCCAAGCTTGCGGACGTGACTTCTCCTGCAAAAGGTGATGTCGTCTACCTGACTGTTGCTGACGGTACCAACAGTGTCGGTTTGTACTCTTATGACGGAAGCGCATGGAAGCCGTTCGCCGGAGAGATAAACGTGTAAGTGATTGTTTTTAGTGATAATATGGAAAGGGGGAGTCGGCATCATGCACGCATGGGCGCTGCGCCCCTTTCTCTTTTTGGTAAAGCAGGATAGAATATGAAGAAGATTTATATACTCGATAACAATATGTCGGCTTGCAAGATAAGCACCGTCTATTGTGGGGTAACGGTAAACATGGAGTTTAAGGGCGGGAATCCAATGTCTGGAATGAAAGCGAGTCTGTGTACGGACAACCCTTTCGCGCAGGACGCTATAGAGCATGACCCGCGTTTCGGTTCGGAAATAAAGTTGCACAAGACATTCAGTGGCGGTGAAAAAGAGCGGCTCCCTCCTGAAAAGCCCAACGCCAAGAAGGTGGCGAAGATAAAAAACACCAACGACGCTATTTCTTATTTCACCGAATTGGGAGAAACGGTAGAGAGCGATGAGGATATAGCTGCCTTATGCGAGAAATACAATGTGGAATTCCCAAACCTGAAATGACATGAGAAAGACGGTTGCGGATATAGTTGGCGAAGTGCGTGTCTGCATGGATGAAATAGGGTTGAACGATTCCGAGTTCATGGGCGAGAAAGACAGTGAGGCTCTTGATACCATTATCAGGTCCAAGATAATTGACGCTTTGACGTTCGTGAACGGTAACGCCGATAAGGAACTTCTCTCACCCGATGCGGTATTGGCTGACGGACTGGCTATAGACGATGACATGACCGGTCGTGTCGTTTTGCCCGATGATTTTCTCCGGTTGGTATATGCGCGCCTTTCTTCATGGGTGTTTGCGGTGGACGAGCCTGTCATTTGGACTGATAAACGGTACGTCATGCTGCACGACCGCTATGCGACAGGCAGTTGGGAAAGGCCGGCCGTCGCATTGTCTAGAAAAGGGGGCCGGAAAGTTCTGGAACTGTACAAGGCGAAGTCCGGGGATGACGCTTTTGAGGCGGCGGTTATGACCGTCCCGAAGATTACCGGCGATGCCGTTGAGGTGAGTGACTTGCTGGGCGTCGCGCTTGTTTACTATATCACCGGTCTTACATTGCTCACGCTGAAAGACGGGCATGCTGATGCCATGTTCAATCAGGCTCTTACTTTAATGGGGATTTCTCCCCAAGCTGCAAGTTCTGCAACGGATTGAAAATAAAACATAGCTTATGATATACATTTATAAAAATCGTATCATTCACATAGAATGGACTGTACTCAAGGGTGCGTCAACGGTGGAAGAGGATTTCAGCCGGGCGCAAGTATGGTGCTTTCTTGTCGGATGCAGGAACCGTATTCCGGTAGAAGCCATAGCGGACAAGGGGACGTTGAAGATGGATGTTCCGCAGGGATTGCCGGAAGGGGCTTATTCCATTGAGGCCGTATACGTTAAGAACGCCGACGCTCTCGCTAAATGTGGCGTTGACAGCCGTTGCGTTATGCGTTCGCGTAAGGATTGCCTTTTTGCGGTTACGGAATATGAAAGCGAAGCTACCGATATCGGAGAGGGTGAAGTGGTCTTAAGGCTTAAGACCTCTGTTGCGTCATACGGATATGACGGATTGAGCGCGTATGAGATAGCCGTATTGCGAGGCGACTGGTCCGGTGATGAGGAAAGTTGGGTCAAGTCGCGTTTGGGCGTGACGCTTTACGGGGAAAAAGGAGAGAGCGACACGCATGGCATGTCCCAGCAAGCCATCACCAGGGAAATCGACAATCTGCAGCGCCAGATAAACGCCATTAATATCAGGGGGCTTGAAATGACGGTGGACGTGACGCCAGATACGATATACAGAGGCGTGAACACTCCCGTAGCGGTTACCGCTTCACTCGGCAATGTGGTCGCTGACAAGCTCACCATACGGAGGGGGAACGAGACCGTAGCGGAAGATTCTGAGACCAATCTGCTCTCCGCCACCATCTACTTGAATGAGGACACGGAGTTTGCGGCCACCGGCGAAGTCTATGGGCTTAGCGTGAGAAAAACGGTGAATGTGTATTCCGCATACCCGTGTTATGTCGGTTCCGGAGAAACCTACCGTGACGTGGTGACTGACGAGCGCAAGCTAAGCCCACGTATCAGCATGAAGGGTACATACGATATCAGCGTAGCGGAAGACGGTCATAAGGTGTTTTTCTGCTGTCCGCAAGGGATGGACATCGTAAAGGCTGTAATGGGCGGCTTTGAGTTTCCGTTGGCCAAATCAGAGAAGATAATTTCGTCAAGGGTCTACAATGTGTACGAGAGCCGTAACACGTATGCGGTAGGCGTTCTGCAAATTCTTATATCCTAAAAAAGCGAGTTATGGAAAGTGAAGAAGTGAAAATACCGGTAGGCGGTGAGCTTCATCCGGTAACGAGCAGCCATATACTCGGTGACGCTGCCGCCATCATTGACCGCACGCAGAACCGTAGGCAGGATGTGATGAACAAGGAGCTGAAAGCCCTGATTGACGCTAAGGTGATTGAAGCCGGCGGGGTCGCTTTCGATATGAATCCTGCGGAGGACAGCACGAATCCCGTAACGAGCAACGGGTTGTTCGTCGCTTTCAAGGAGAAGCAGCTGCAAATAGACGCGCTCGGTAAAAGAGCCGATAAGGCGGAAACGGCCTTGGACGGTCTGAAGACCAAGTACGTCACGGAGGACGAGTGGGAAGCTCTCGTTGATAGTGGAGATATAGAACCCGATGTGGAATATAACGTATACGAGGAATCATGACAATAACACGCGGAGGCAAGACACTGACGGCAAGATACTACGGGAAGAAAAAGGTCTTGGCTGTATATCGTGGCGTGAAGATGGTGTGGCAGGCTATCACTTCATGCTTCGGCGCCGGATTCTGGCGGAATGACTATCCGTGGAAAAACGAAGACTGCTGGAAAAACAACTGATTAAAATTAAAAGACTATGGCAAAACAGAAATACAGCCCTAATGACATTCAGAACAAGACGGAAGACTGGGGAATGGATGTCAACGATGTGGAAAAGCGTCCGTTTTCAGGGGCGAGCGTGCAGAAATTCATCAAACGTACGTTTGACGGCAAGATAGGATATCTGCATTATGACACTGGCAATAACCGCTATGTGGCGTTCGCCGATGAGGAGAGCCGTGACGCTTACCTTGAAGACCCTACACGCACGGACTTGATTTTGGGAACGTTTGATGCGCCGTTTAATTTCACGGCAAGCATCACGCTCATTTCAAGTCAAAACAGCGTGCTCACCAAGGGGGCTACCGGAAACTATATAGAGTATACGTTTGACATTACGGACAAGAGCGGCGCGTCCACCATGGAAAGCGTCAATGTAAAGTATACTTTCATGAGCGGCGGGTTGAGAAAGACCGTATCGGCGCAATACGCCTACGGAACCAAGGTCAGTTTCCTCGCCGATGACTACTTGGGTGATGGCGAGACCATCGTCCAGATAGCTATCGTCGGGCATGATACCCTCGCCGCCACTACAAGGTCTGTCTCTTTCCGTGTTCTTGACCTGTCTCTTTCCAGCGATTACAATATCGGAACGGTGAACGACGTATTGGCTAACCCTTACATACAGGTCCCGTTCTCCGTTACAAGTTCCCGTCACGTAATATTGAAAGCGTCGGTAGACTACGGGGCATATGAAACCGTGATGGAAACCGATACGTATATTACTAACGGCGCCCATCAGATAGATACCCTGAATTTGTCGGAGGGCAAACACAACGTGCGCCTTATGGCTCAGAACATTATAGACGGGGTGACCTATTCTTCCGATGTGGTGTACAAGGACTTCATCGTCAGTCGTGGGGCGATAGCCGAAAGGCTGGTGCTCTTTGAGGGCGTGATACCGAGAGGCGTGGAAGACACCGGGTTCAAGCTGTATGGCGTGAAGAAATACATCCCGTTCAATGTAACGCTGGCGGCGTATAACCCGGCGGCTTCACGGTCGGAAGTCATGGTCGATATAGTGAATGCGGGTAAAGTGTATTCCGTCGGTCAGAAAGTGTTGCCTAACGGGGAATCGGAAACCATAACGTTCACCCCTGTCGTCTCCGGAGCTTCCGTGTTGAGGGCGAAGAACGGTGAAACTACGGAAGAGGTGCCGGCAAGCATAGAGACTTCTTCCGTGCAGATAGAGGAAATCACCAACCAGCTTGAACTCGCCTTGCGTGCTATGGGACGCTCAAACAATGACGCCGGAAAAGAAAGCTGGACTTATGGCGAGTACAAGACCGTGTTCAGCGGTTTTGGCTGGAACGCACGCAGCGGTTGGGTGAACAACGCTCTTAAGATAAGCGCTGGGGCATCCGTCAGCATAAACATCGCCCCGTTGTCCTTCAACCCCGAAACTTCCGGATTCACGTTTGAAATGGAGTTCTCCACCGAACTCGTGAACGATGAGGACGCTGTGGTGATGGACCTGACGGAAAACGGAACCGGACTGAGGATAACCGCATCCGAGGCTTCCCTCGTCTCCGGCAACGGACGTTCCGTCTCCACGCGTTTCAGGGCGGGAGAGAGCCACCGCATAGCGTTCGTCATAGACAATACGCCGATACGCAACTCCAAGCTGGCGTATATTTATGTGGACGGCGTTCGTTCGGGCGTCATTGACTTCCTGTCGTCCGATACGTTCAAGGTGTCTAAACGGATGAAAGTTGGAGGCGTGCAGAATGCGGTAATGAATCTGTCGGATGTACGCGTTTACCGCAGGGCGCTGTCCGGTTCCGAAATACTGAACAACTATATGCTGTACAAAAGCACCGCTGATGAAATGCTCGATGTGTATAACCGTAACGATGTCATGACGGACGGTAAGATAGACTACGAGAAAGTGGCTAACCAACTCCCCGTGATGATAGTGACCGGTGACATTCCCATCCTTGAGAATACCACGAACAAGAAAGAGCGGATCATTGTAAACGTAAGGTACATTGACCGTCAAAATGCTGAGCTGTGCTTCAATATGACCAATGCCGTAATGACGCCTCAGGGTACTTCTTCCATGTATTACCCGAAGAAGAACTTCCGTCTTTATACGCAGAAGAACGACAACACGGAGTTGAGGGTAGGCAGCGGCGAGTTTGGCGAGGGCACCCTCGTTGAGAGCAGGCTTTACGCGTTCAGGTCGGGGGCGCAGCCCGTACATACGTGGTGTTTCAAGGCTGACTATGCGGAATCGTCTTCCACGCACAATACGGGCGTGGCGAGATTGTGGAACGACGCTCTGGCCAATATGCAGGTTACGGTAGACGGCGTGCCGCAATACGTGGGCCGTACAAAGGCGCAGCAGGCGGCTATCGACAACGGATATGAATATGACGTGAGAACCACTATTGACGGGTTCCCCATCGCCATGTTCTACCATCAGACGGAGGAAGACCCGTTGATATTCTTGGGCAAGTACAACTTCAATAATGACAAGTCCACAGAAAGCGTGTTCGGGTTTAAGGATATTCCGGGATTCGACAACTCGCGTATGCAGTGTTGGGAGCAGCTCGATTCGGGCAATCCTTACGGGTTGTTTGCCGGAGACCCTGAGGGCTTTGACGACAATTGGGCGGACGCTTTCGAGGGGAGATACCCCGACGCTAACGAAGACACAACCGACTTGAAGTCTTTCTACACGTGGGTGTATTCATGCAGGGACAACCAGAGCAAGTTTGACGGCGAATGGAAGGAGCACATTGACCCATACAAGATGGCGGCTTACTACGTTTATCTGATGCGTTTCGGTGGGGTAGACCAAGTCGCCAAGAATGCCATGCTTACTTCCGAGGACGGCGTGCGCTGGTTCTTCATCAATTACGACAATGATACCATTTTCGGGCTTGATAATGACGGTCTGTTGAAATACTTCTGGAACATACTCCGTAATACCAAGATAGAGGGAACGGACGTGTATTGTTATGCCGGGCACGATTCGTCGCTCTGGAATCTGCTTGAAGCGTGTGAGGAGTTCATGAACCTCGTGCCGGTGGTTGACCAAGCCCTGTACAGCGCGCGTAAGGGAACCAAGGACGTTGGCCTGTCATTCGATAATGTGATAAGGATGTTCAATGTGGAGCAGGCTTCCCGATGGTGCGAGACTATATACAATGAAGACTCCAACTACAAGTACATAAACCCGTACAGGAACAATTCGGTGAATCAGCTTGCCAAGCTGCAGGGCAGACGTTCCTCGCACCGTGCATGGTGGGTACGTAACCGGTGGAACCTGTTTGACGGTAAGTGGATGACGGGAGAGTTCCGGAAAGAGGGCGTTACGTTCAAGTGCCAGCAGGGGGATGCCGGAACGACGATGAGAATCACGGCTGGGAATGACATGTACTACGGTATCAGGGTGCAGACCACCATGATACAGTCCAAGGAACTGAAAGCCGGTGAAAGCTACGATTTCGCTATAGACCGTCCTTTACAGATCGGTACCCCTGTAAGTATCAGTAACCCGGCCAACATCTCCGGGCTTGACATAAGTAATTTCGCCGAGAACATTTCCTCGCTCGATATCCAGAAAGTGAAGAACAGTGCTGGAGAATCGCGCCTGAAAAGGCTCGTCCTTGGCAAGGATGGAGTGACCAACAATTTCCTTGGCACCATTTCCGGGATAGAGAACGCCTATTCGCTCCAGGAGATAGACATTTCCGGCTTCAGGCTGATCACTTCTCTCGACCTCTCACAGCAGACTGAGCTGCAATCCGTGTCGGCTTTGCGTAGCGGTCTGAAAGAAGTGTCGCTGCCTGAAGGAGCTTCCATCAAGACGCTGAAACTGCCCAATACCGTACAGGTGCTCCGTCTGAAAGACTATCCTCTGCTCTCTTCCTCCGGACTCGTGCTTGAAGACAACGGTTCTGCCGTCTATTCCCTCAGCATCATCAAATGCCCCAAATTGAGTAACGTCATAGACTCCTCCCTCTCTTGGCTTGACAATAAGGCTACCGAGGACAGCGGTTGTACGTTGTATGTTGATAATATAGCGTGGAAAGACGTGGAGCCGGAAACGTTCCTGAAGTTCTGCGCCGCCAAAACGAACGGGATGAACCTTACGCTGAAAGGGAAAGTAAGGCTTACCACTACCTCGCAGGAGACGATAGACGCCATCACGGCGGCGTTCGGGGCTGATGTGTTCGACCCGGCAAACGAGTTGTACATAAGCGCGCCTGATGCCATATACATGTCCGGACCCGATTCTATTGCTGAGGGAGAGAGCGCACAATTTGTCGCTGTCGTGTTCTCCGACCACAAGGGTACTATTAGGTACTCCATATCTAGTGGTTCAAGAGATGGTGTAAGCATCGACAGAAAAACTGGGTTGCTTACTTCTGTCGAGAACGGTGTTGGAGATGCAACGCTTACTATTCGCGCATTACATTCCCCTACTTCAGGAAGTCATGTATATATCGACAAGACATTGAAGGTGAACAATAGGTTTTATCCATCCACTGTCACAATCGAGGGAAAAAGCAGGCTTGAATCTGAATCACAGGTGTACATGCGTGGAACATATGATTCCAATGGTGATTATTATTGTGTATGGGAACTGTCAGGTGACATTACAGGGTATTACGAAATAGAAAGCTCCAATAACGAGCGGTGCGTTTTGCATCGAACCGCTTCGGCGTCCGGTTTAGCTGAGGGTACCTTAACTCTTACCATAAAGAAGAAGTTGGATGACTCTGCTGTTGCAACGGCAACGCAGTCAGTGGCGGTAATGCCGGAAGGTGTTATCATGACCAAATCGACGAATGCCCCCGTGCTCGAATGTTTCTACAAGGCAGGATTGTGCGCCAATGAAGGCTACATGACCAAGGAAGAGGCGGAGGCAGTGTCAGGAGACAAGTTGAACCCTGATGGATCAAATTCGGGGTCTATATTTAATTCTAATGGTGAGAAAATTAAACACTTTGAAGAATTCGCTTATTTCTTGGGGGTATCTGAAATTAAAGCGTATACATTCTCTAAGTGCATCAATTTAGAAGCGATAACACTCCCGGAAACATTAGTTACGATTAAAGGTTACGCCTTTTATTTCGGCTATCCTTATAATCGTGTTTTAAGAGAAGTAATAATTCCTAAGTCTGTCGCTACAATAGAAAGATACGCTTTTACTTCTGGTGCATTGGAAACTTTTCGGATATTAGGAGCTACGACATTGGAGGGAAATGCACTTGCTTATGACTATTTCAATACTAATTTACATATAAAATCGTTGTATATAGCAAAAGGTTGTACGTTGAAAGGCGGTGCCCCGGGCATTCCAAATATGGAGATTACATTAGAGGGCCACGTTAATTATGGGGGGTATGGATTTGGTGATACTCCAATAACTGTCAACATACTTGACTTTAACGATTATTTGGAAAATTCTCGTTGGTATGGTACTCATACCAGTATACTCTCATCAAGAGGGAAGCTTAATATACAAATTAATGGTAAACCATTTGACGGAGTTTTGACAATCCCTTCCGATATAACATCTTTTAAGGGGACCCCATTTTATGGTTGCTATACTCTTACAAAGGTTGTGTCTCATCCTGGAATAACAGAGCTTCCTGATTTTAGTGGATGTAGTTCTTTGGAAGAGATACAATTCGGTGGGGACGAGACAAAGTTAGGTAGTCTTAAGAATTGTGGGTTTAAAAATATCGACATTCCGGAACGGATAGTGGATCTTCCTGATGGTTGTTTTCAAAACAATAAAAATCTCTTGTCAGCATCTGTTAGATTCGGCCGGACTTATGAGTTTTTTGATGGTTGCACTTCTTTGGAGAGAGTACTTTTTACGGGAGGAACTGGAGAAGAAATATCAACCCGCACGTTCCGCAACTGTTCGTCGTTAAAAAGTGTGAATATTCCTGATAGTGTTCGTTACATAAACGATGATGCCTTTTCCGGCTGCTCATCGCTAACAAGCATAACTTTGCCAAGTCGCGTTGAAGTTATCAACTCCAGTGCGTTCCAAAAATGCTCGTCACTGACGAGCGTGAATATTCCGAATAAAGTTTATGACATCGATACACTAGCGTTCGCAGACTGCGGTAATTTGGAAATAAATGTAGAAGAAAGCAATCGTTATTATAGTTCAATAGACGGCGTTTTATTCAATAAGGAGAAAACACAGTTAATCTGCTATGCTAAGGATAAGAAGCAACCTGTATATAATATTCCGGACGATGTCAAATACATTGGGCAATATGCGTTCTACGCTTGTAAGTCACTAACGAGCGTGAGCATTCCTGGCGGTGTCACTTCCATCAGTAATTATGCGTTTCTCAGCTGCTCGTCACTGGCTGAAATTAAAGTAAAGGCAACTGCGGCGCCAAATGTTAGTAGCAGCACGTTTGGATATGCAAACGATAATGATACTTGCACAGGACGCAACAACTACGACAAGGGTACAAATGTGCTTTACGTCCCTGCCGGAGCGACAGGTTATGATGCAAGTTATTGGGCAGATCCTCTTTGCAATGCTGAAAAATGCGGTTTCACGATAAGTTACACTCTATAAAACAGCAAAATATGTATAATAAAGGAGATATGGTATATGCGGAGGCTTACAAATACCTCCGCCACAAATCGGGGAGGGTGGTAGGCTTCGCTGTCCCCGGAAGCATGGAAGACTTCGACGAGCTTGACCTTGACATGGGTTCTATGAAAAAGGGTGATAATGAAATCACCTTTAACGAGATGCTGAAGATATTCGTGCCGGCTTTCACCCACAAGGCGGTGAAGACTAAGATAGTCACCTCGCGTTACAGCAATGACGACCAGATAGCGATAATGCTTAACGGTGATTCCGGATCCATGAAGCGCATGCAGGAGTGGAGGGAATTTGCCGATGACGTGTCGGAAAGAGCGGCTTCCGTGTAATCGGAAAGATATACCCCCATGCGGCCGATACGGTTCGTGCCGCATGGGGGCGTTTTCAGGGCGTACAGCCCCATGCCTTCCTTGCCCGCCAAGCCATCGGACTGTCTAAGCGTCTTGCTTCGCGAAAAGAAACGGAAGAGGCCATGTTGAGGTTGGTCTCTTCCGTTCGTTCTTACTGTGCCATCCGGTTCATTTCCTCTTTCATCTCATATATCCTTTCCTTGGCTTTCCCGTTACCGGTACGGTTGTATTCATCCTGCCAGTCTTTCAGGTTTTTGTCCATTGATTTGAACCGCAAATACTTCTTGTACTCGTCCGTCTTGACAAGGTCGTTGTACAGCTTTCGCCATTTGGCGTATTCCATCGGGTCACGATAGCTGTCCTTCATTTCTTTCCTGAAGCCGCGTTCCTGTTGGGCGATTTCTTTAAAGCGTTTTTTGTTGTCGAAGTATACGCCGTCAATGCGCTTTTCCTCAGCCCGTTCATCCGCTTCCCGTGCGAAACGGTTTGCCACGGGCACATTGCGCAGCGTGCGCATGTCTTCGTTCCATATCGCTTCCGCGCCGCGCCCCATCTGTCCTATAGTGGTGCCCACGCCGCCCAGATAGCCGGATACGAGATGCTCCGCTATGGCTGGGTTGAAGTCCACCCAACCGCTGCTGTACTTGGTTCCTCCCGTCCATTCGTTCAGTGTCTCTGACAGTTTGACGAGAGTGGGGGATGTGGACTTGTACGCCTTGGTCCATTCGGGCATGGACTCGTTGTTGTCTCTCTTTCTGTATATCGGCAGCCCGGTCCAGCTCTTGTTCGCGAATGATTCGAACAGCGGTTTCCCGTAACTCGGCACAAGCGCGGAGAAACCGCCCTCGCCGATAACGTCAATAGGGAATATCTGCGAGACTTGTTCCATCGCCTTTCTCGTCACGAGCCGTCCGGTCAGGTTCTCTTTCCCCAGCGTTGCGCTTGCGAGCAGCTCTCCAAGTCCGTAGATGGCTCGGAGTTCTATAGGCAGTGGAATGGTTACGAACTCATCGCTTCCCGGCACCTTGAAGCAGATGTTCTGTCGTCTTACGTATTCCGGCAGGTTGTAGTAGTCGTCATCGTCACCGCTGAAAGCGGCCATGAGCATCGGCATCGCGAATCCCAGTCCGAAGAAGCATCCCGTCATCTTCGCGAAAGCTGCCTTGTGATTCTTGGCTAGGCGCGTGAAGTTCGCCAGTCCCTGTACTCCGGCATTCCAGAACACGTACAGTCCTCTCGCTCCTTGCGACCCCCATAGTGCCAAATTGACATACCCTTTCTCTTTTTGGGAAGAGAATTTCGCTCCGCTTCCCTTGCGGTTGAAGTTCACTGAAATCTCTTTTGCGTCGTTCACGCTGCGGTCTATGCTCCGCCCGTGCTTGCGTGAAGTGACGTATGCGGCGAATCTCGACACGTCTTCCGACATTCTTCCGTAATGCTCCATCGTGTCGGCAAGTTTCCCCCAAGCCCGTCCGCTCTTTGAATCCATCCGTCTCAGTTCTTTGGCGATGGCTCCTTTGTAGTCTTCCACGCTGTTGACGAACGTGTAGCCGGTCTCACCGCCGTTCTTGATGAACTCGCTGAACATGCGGTCTGTCGGGTCGTTCATGTCAAGCGTGCCCTTTTTGTATCGGTTTAGCAGGCCGCTCATCCCTTTTGCGGCGGACAGCCATTCCTTGTGGTAGTCGTTGGCGTAGTCCGCGTCTTCTTTCACGCGGATAGTGGAGTTGGCGTATATTCCGTCCCTTACGAAGTTGGCGGCGATGAATCCCGGATTTCTTGCGGTGAAGTTCGCGCTCATGAAGCGGTTCGCCTTTTCAAGTCCCAGAATGAATGGGTTTTCCGTAGCGTTCGGGTTGCTTGCTCCGTTCACGGCTTGTGCCGCTCTCGGACTGGCGTTCACTGTTACCACGTATGGCGTTCCCCCGCGGTATATCAACACTTGATGCTCCCTTAGCTCTTTCGGGTCCGTCCGGTAAGGTATGTCCGGTCTGTCCTTGCGTTTTGCCACTTCCCCTCCGGCGTCTTTTTCCGCTTGCATGTCCCTTTCAAACTGCTCCACTATGGCTTCCACCTGTTTGGGTGTTGCGTCTTCCGGTATTTCGGGGAACTCGGCTACCCATTCCTCTACGGTGTTCCCGTTCTCGTCTATTGAGGTTCTCTTTCTCATCCACAGGTCGTTTATGCTCGCCAAGTCCGTGCGGTGGTTCTGTACCATCGTCAGGAACTTCTGTTTCATCAGGTTTCTGTTCCCGCGTATTATTCCGCTCTCGGCATTGTTGCCTATGGTTGCTATGGGGTCGTCCGCCTTGCTCCGTCTTCCCTTGGCCTTGATAAGCGGATTGCTGAAATTGCCGTGGCTGGAGTTCAGGTAGTCGTATACTTCTGCGGCTGTCTTTTCCTCCCAGCCTCTCAGAGGAATATAGTACTTGTACATGCCCTTTATATTGTCGTATGTCTCCTTGTCGATAAGGCCCGTTTCATGCAGCTTGGACAGTGTCGCGTCCGTTGCGGCGTTTATCGCCTTCCACAGCGCGTCAGTCCCATGCGCCTTTTCCGCGGCGTCCACCATCGCTTTCGCCTTGGCCTCCGCTGTGGCGTTGTCATCTTCCTCAGTCAGTGCGGTAAGTCCGGAATAGTCTTTCCGTCTGCATTCGCTTATGAAGTCCTGCAGTGTCTTCGTGCCGTCCGGGTCGCTCTTCATGTATTCGTCGAACCTTTCCTGCGCTTCCTTTCGTGCCATGTATTCGTTGCGTTCCAGTCCGTGTTTCGCATAAAGGTAGTCCACCACGTCATCGTACGCCATTCCTTCATCCATCAGCTTCTTCACCTCTTGCAGTATCGGTTTGTATACGTTTTGTCTGTAGGCTTCCATTTCCGCGAAGTTCCGGCTCGACAGGGCGTTCTCCGCAAGGTAGGGGTTCTCATAGTCCAATATGCGTGAATGTGTCGCTTCCTCTATCGCTTCCATCATCTTTTTCAGTCCCAGCATGCTGTCCTGATAGGATTCCTGTAGCTTATATGACGTTTCGCTTACCATACGCTCGTACATGTCACGCGCCGCCCCTACATTGCGTTCGGTCACATATAGCGGTGGTTCTCCTACCATCGAAATGTCCCTGAAACGGACTTCTTCACCGTTTATTCCCCATTTGTTTCTGTTCGCCATGTCTTCCGCGGCATCTAGCGTGTCTGTCCCCCGTAGCTTTTTCCGGCTTCTCCATAGCATGTAGCGCACGTCATTGTTTGTCAGCTTCATGTCAAGCCCTAACTTGCGCAGCATGTCTTTAATGGCTGATACCGCACGTTCCCACCATGAGGGCAGTTCGTCTTTCTCTGCCTGTTCCGCAAGGTATTCGTCCATGGCGGTACTTGCATTTCCATTGTATTTTTCGTCCGCGGCTGTCCTTATTTCGTCCTGCGTCTTTTCCGGAAGCATGTCAAACAGCTCTTTCATCCTGCTGTCGTATTCCTTTGCCCCGAACAGTTCACGTAGACCCTTGTGTCCTACCGCCTCGTGCAGGAATGTCTTGCGTACGTCTTCCGCGCTTTCTGCTCCGGGCATATAAGTCACTACTTCTCCGGTCTTCGTGTCAAACCATCCTTTTATGTTGGGCACTACGCCTCGCCTTTGGGCTGCGCGTCTCCGGTTTTTCACTGTCTTTCGCTCGCTGTCGGTCAATTCTGCGTCATTGTGTACAAGCCTTACCGGAGTGTGGAACGCCTCTTGCAGACGGTTTACTTCGTCTTCTACAGAAGAAGCGGTAGCGCTTTCTTCGGTCTTGCCAGCGTTTCCGGTTGATTTCTGTTCGTTAAGCTTTGGATTCTCAAATGTTTCAACTATATTTGTCGCAGATGAAAGCTCTGATTTGTCTGAGGCTTCCGCAATTGGTGCGGAGAGGTGCGGATAATCCAAGGCTTTCTCTCCCTCTCGATTATTTGAGGCTTCCGGGATACTGCTCTCGGAGAAGTGCAAGTAATCGAGAGTTTTATTTTTATTGATGTACGTAGCGTAGCCTTTGTTTAGCCAGTCAACAATATTTGATTTTCCCTTGCCAAATACGGATGAAACAATGTTGAGATCCACGTCATTTCCTTTGCCGACTGTTATGCTTACAAGTAGGTTCTTGTTACCGGCTTTCATTTCGGTAAGGATAGAGCGGTTGCCGTCCTTGCCATAGTTGTTGAATACGGCGATAGGGTCAGCCACCGCACGAGGCAGGTCGCGCAGCTCCTCCAATGCGAAGCCGTGCTTGCGCATTTTCTTCATCACCTTGTTACCGTACAATTTCATTGGCATATCCTTTACACCGGCCAACTGCAACACTCTTGACGGAGTGCCCAACGAAAGCGTAACCTTGTCGGCATTCTCTGCCGTGAGCATTCCAAGCTGGTTGTTGAACCGCTCGTTTACTCTGTCGAGTTCCTCTCTGATTGCGCCATCGCTGTACATCACCTTGTCAAACCCTGTCTTTCTCCGCATTACCTCGGTGTCGGCCGCATCGAACACATCGGGCTTGCCACCGTTCTTCTTACGCTTGTAGGCTTCATGCAGCACAAACGCCCAGTCCTTATCGCTCCACTTTCTCTTGGCGGGTATTTTCAATCCGTCCAGCAGTTTCTGCAAGGCTTTCTGCAGCATCGCTTTCAGTCGTCCCCAGAACGTAAGTTCCTCGGTGCTCATCTTCTCGAAGCCTTTCTCGCCTATGCGCCCTGCAAGGTCGGCTCCATATTCTTCCGTTGCATCACGCTTGAACCGCTCACGCTTCTTTCCTGCCTCCGCATGAGCCTCGGCCATGTCTGCATAGTATGAAGCGTTGGCATCCTCTCCATTGGCTTCATGCTCCTTGCGCTTTTTCTCACGTATGCGGTCTATTTCCTGCTCATACATCTTCTGTGCCATGCGGTCAATGGTACCTCGAATCTCACCGTCCGATACACGGTAGAGTTCGTCAAGGGCATTGTTCAGTTTCTCCTCTTCGGGGAACAGTACACGCAGTCCGTCATGACCTACAACCTCATGGATAAACGTGTTATCAATGTCTGCCGTGTCAGCGTTGTTCGGCACCACTATGGTCACCTCTCCGGTCATCGGGTTGAAGCTGCCCTTCATCCTGCGCTGGC